AGATAAAGAACTTTTTTCTTGGAATCTTTCTTTAATCCAATTAAAGATAGTATTCATTTAAAAGTGTTCTCCTTTTAGTCGTTGTTATGTCGGAACAGCCAGATCACAATACCTACAGTAATCAAGCCAACAAGACCAGCAGCACCTAAACCAGAAACGATTTCAGTGATATTGCCTACAATATCACCGTTCTCGCCGCCGATAAAGGGAATACTGTTCCCAAACAATACTTGCCACACTATTCCTAGTGTTACAAGTGTTAGACTAATGGCTGTGATCCCTTTGATCCAACCACCTACCTTGCTTGTCCAATCTCCCATGTTATCTCTCCTTCAATTAGTAAAATTTGGCAACTAAAGTCATTTATTTCTGTTTTTTTTCTAATTCTTATATTAAACATTAAAAGACTCTCCGCATCCACATGCAGATTTAATGTTAGGATTTTCAATTTTTAATGAACTACCGAAAAGATCGGTGTTATAATCAATGACAAGACCTGCTAAATAAAGCAAACTCATACCATCTACAAATAAATTATTTTTATCATCCAGAGGAAATTTTTCATCATCACTCAATTCTTCATCAATTAACTGCCAATCATAAGTAAATCCAGAACATCCTCCACCCTTTACTCCCAACTTAACTTTTTTTTCATTAGTAGTAATTATATTAATAAGATGTTTTTTAGCAGACTCAGTAATTTGAATCATTAATTTTTTTTCTCTTTATATTTATGATATATTTGCATTATGCGTTCCCATCTACGGGTAGTTAATTTTCCATATTTTTTTTGAGCAATCAAACAATCTTTAATAATTTTTTGTTCAACAGGTAATAATAAACTTTCATAGGTTTTCGGTTTTTTACAAGAACGAAAAAAATCTTCTAAGCTTTTGGATATATAATTTTTATTATATCTAACGTCTCTCCTCATGGCAATAATTATTTTTCCAAATTCAACTTATAAAATTGTTTAATCCTGTATTTTAAATCAGGGACATGCACAACAGCATTTGTTTCAAAAATTTGGGGTTCATTATTTTCCACTGTAATCGCAATAACAATTTTTTTGATATTAGTATTATACAATTCATTATGAGCGTAGGCGTAACCTGCACATTGTAAAAAATAGTCTTTAATTTGTTTAATATATTTCTTTTTTCGAGAAGTTTTAAAATCAATAATAGCAGGAATACCTTTCCACTCGCCTACCATATCTGTACGTCCTGCAAATTGTAAATCTTTACTCCATAGTACTAACTCTTGACCCCAAATATTAGTAACTCCACTTTTAACTAATTTAATTAGGTCTTTAGTCATTTGGATTACGTCTGAAGATTCCTTAGCTAAATCCCCATAGATTTCTTCTTCATTAAAGAACTTTTCAGCGTATTCGTGAACTAAAGTTCCTCTATCTGTTGCTTCTTTTGATATACGAGCTGCTTCTTCTTCTCCAACTTTATCTTTCCAAGCCTGTAACCAAACTTGGTTGGAAGTTTTTCCTAAAATAGTAGTTATGGAAGGAAATTTACCATCAGGGGTAAAATACGTCCTTCCAGAAGGTAAAGTTTCTGATTCTATATCATGTATGTAATTATGCATTAATTATTCATATCAATATTAAAAATCCAATTAAAATATTTCATTGTTATATACTCCTGAACTTAGCTGTATAGTAACACAGTAATCAGCATTTGGCAAGGAGTATTTCAACTTATTAGCTTTTTACGTAAATAACTAGGAATAGCTGGTTTAAAGTAAGGAGTTAAACGATTTCGTAACTGAACACATTTCTTTTTATGGTAATCATTGAGTATCGCTAATCTTACTCCTCCGAGTGGGTTTTGATGAAATAATTCAGGATCATCTATTTGATAACTAGTTAAATTACTACAAATTTTATGTACAATATCCTTATTTACAGTATATTCTACATTATTCTTACCCCAGATAGCAAATAAATAAAACTCATTTATTTCCTCTTTAAATTTCCACACTTTATCCTGATATAAACTTATAATGTTTGATATTAAATTGTAATTGCCCAGCCTATCAACATCTCCCATCCTTAAATGAACCTCAATTATAGTCGTAGGTTCTTGTCCAATTGTTTCCAAACAAATGCATCCAGTATAATTTTTTAAATGTTTTTTTATCCAATCATAAACATATAGAATAATTGAATTTTTAGGAATAGATACTTCCCAGTAGTCAAACATTCCATTTCCAATAGGGTAGCCTTTAAAAGTTATAGACCACAGGGGTATTCCATTTAAAACTATGATATCGTGACTTAAGTGTATACCTTCTATCCATTTCATCCATAAACATCCTGGATGACGACACGTTTCCAACTCCTTAGAGCTATTAATTTTTCTAGCTTCAACTCCTCCACCAAACATATTATATATAGGTTTAACAACAACAGGGTATTTAGTAGGAGTGACTCCTATAGGTCCACAATCTACGTTTTGTGATAATGCAATATTTAATTTGTTATAAACCCAATTTTCATTTTCATAGTATAACCACGCAGAATCATCTGTAGTAGGAATATCTACTACAGGGTCTTTTAATTCTTCATAACATCTTAGAACTTTTGGGTTATATCCTATAAATGGCATAATAAATAAAAAAAGGGGGCGCAAGCCCCCTTTTAGATATGTGTTGTGGTTTTTAAGAAGCGAGTTTAATAATTCGTTCTTTTTTCTCTTCAGGAGTTATTTTTTCTAAAGAAATTGAAAGAATACCATCTTTCAATGATCCTCCTTTAATAATTACATCATCTGCAACATTAAAAGTTCTAGTAAAACTCCTATTAGCAATACCGTGATGTAAAAAAGAGTCAGTTTCTTTTTCTTCTTTGTCCCCCACAATCGAGAGAGTATTATTTGCATATTTAACCTCAACGTCCTTCTCAGTAAAACCTGCTACTGCAAGTTCAATTGAATATTTACTTCCATCTTCAGATTTATAAATATTATAAGGTGGGTAATTTGGAAGTGCTGTATAAGAATCTTCTATAAATTTATCCATAAGCGTAAATATATTATCAAATCCTACAGTTTGGCGTCTAAGAGGCGCCCAGTCAAAATGCGTAACTAATGTATCAACCATGTTTTTTCTCCTTTATAAGCAAGATTAATATCGGGAATCCAATTTATGCAATTCCCTATGGGTTATTCCATATTTTATATTACACTAATTTTAAATAATTAGCAAGTTAAATATTACTTTAATTAGAGTCCGTTAGGAACAATAACATAATGTATAATTAATACTATTCCTATAGATACTAAAAGTCCAACAAGCATTTTTATAAAATCTTTAGCAATAATAGGAAAGACATATTTAAATTTATAATCTTGCATTATAGTAGAAATGGCTAACTCTCTACCACAAAGTAATCCAACAAATACCCACGTTGTACTCATAGGAATGTCATTATATTGTTTAAAAAATAACAGGATAAAAGCATATACTAAGTCAATAATAGTAGCTGATCTCACATATCGAGTTCCTGTTTTTTCTAAAACAATTTTTTGAATTCTACCGCCTTTTTCATAGAACATATATCCTAGAAAAACGATAAAAATACCAGATGCAGCTAACATCCATTCTACTGGAACAGACCTTGGTAAAAATACTGCAATATTTGCTAAATCATGAGAAAGCCATGTATACCATAAAAAACCAGTAGTACACCATTGTCCTATTCGCCAGTACTTAATATTTTTTTCTTTAACTTTGTCTGCTTTTTCATCTATTAAACGTTCAATACCAAACCAAAGAACATATGCAACTACAGCAGCAATCGCATACCCCATAATAGATTTAACTAACATTTTTTCTAAAATAAAAGTGCTAGCAAAAGCCGAAAGAACTAAGAAAGTAGTAGAAACTGGGATTCCTACTCGGGTTAAGGCTAATAGGATAAGTGGAGCTAAAGCATGATACCATTGAGTCTCAATCCAGGGAATTTTATTTAATCTTCCAAAAGATATATCCCCATCATTTACTGACCATCCATACCATAACGTAAATAAAAGAACAGATGAAGCAGCAACCCATAACCAGTACCATTTAAATCTTTGGGAATTAGAAGCAATCCAAGTTCCCAAAGTTTGAACACTATCATTTGCGACAACAGAATAGGCAGCAAATAAAAAACCAACTGTCATCCATAACATTGTTACATCCATTATAACAATTTCTTTACTGACAAAGAGTCAAAAGTTCTTCTACTTGTCCATTTTTTTCTTCAATCTCCTCTTTGTTCCTTTTATAAAGGATATTAGCAGTTGCTCTTACAACTGTAGGAGATAAACCATAATCGTCTTTAATTTCTTTTACAATACTATTAACAATATTACGAGCATCTTCTTGTATATGAAGTTGATCTATAATATTAGTAACTTTATTATTAATATCAGTTTTATCTAGAGCTTTATAAACTTTCGTATTAGACTGAGACATTTGATGTTTCCTCTTGTGTGTTATCAACAACCAATTTGATTGATTGTTTTCTTTTAATATGTGGCATTACTCTTACTATTTTTTCCTCAATTAACTCATCTAGAACGTGAGAAGTAAAAGACTTTACACATTCGTCAGGAGATACTACATTAGCAGTTTTAGGAAGTTTAGTAAGTATCATAGGGTTACTTTTACAATATTTTTCAAGTAAAGTTTGAACATACATTAAATTAGCTGAACCAATTTTTCTAGGGTTTTCTAGTAATTCAGCTTTTAAAGAATCTGAAAGTGATTCATCTTCAGTATTAACATCTCTAGGAGATACTAATTCCCATAAACCTCCGGTATAAACAACTCCTTCTTCATCATCAACAATATCTTGAGGAGTATCTTCTAAAATTTCTTCAACTTTTATTAAAAGCTTTTTGTAACCGTTTTTCTTATTTTTCATTTTTGAATCTCTGGTGAATAATATGTAGTTCTTTGATCATCTAATTTAATTTTTTGAATAGGATTACCGTATGGATCTTCTTTCTGAGAATAAACCATAACCCCTATTCGTGACTTCATCATTTCGTCAGCTTTAGAAGGAAAAGCAACATATTGCCCCTGATTATTATATAAATCAGAATAATTTCTAATAGTTGCTCCTCCCGTTTCATAACTATTTTTTAGAACTGTTTTAACCGACTTATAAAGTCGCAACAGTTCTTCCGAAGTACATTCCCCAACTTTACGATAGGGTGCCAAGCCAGCCAAAAATAGACTTTCGGATTTATAAATATTGCCAACACCGGATACATTTTTTTGCTCCATTAAAAATTTAACTAAAGATTGATTTTTACGTTTTTCACATATTTTAAGCCATGTTTTTTCATCACATGGCTCATTTAACATATCTGGACCAATTTCCGAAAGTTTCTTATTCAGTTCTTTCGATGACCCTGTTCCAAAATAAAATTTAAGAGTTCCAAAATTTCTCATATCAGAATAATAAATTTCTGTATCATCGTCAAAAATCCATTTCACTCTTGCATATTTATTATCTTTTGTTTTATAAGTTCCTGTCATTCCTAATGTTGAAAAAATAACCCCAGAACTTGTAAGCCAATAAATAAACTTACCTTTATTATTTACACTTAAAACTTTTTGAGACTCATGATTAATAGCTCCATCTACATAATCAGTAAAACCACTTGGTTCTTTTTTAATATATCTTCCCGATAAAAGTTCAATATTTTTAATAACTTTATCTTGAACTATACTATTTAATTGCTTTGTAACAATTGTTACTTCTGGACCTTCCGGCATTAATGTATTGTCCTGTGGTCTGGGATAAGAGGTTTAATATCAGATAT